AGAGCAGCCACAGATACTGCAAACTTTACAGCCGATAATCAATTTAGATTAGAAGAACTAACAACTACGGCACGTATACTTTCAGAAAATACAGAATTAAGAACTCGTGCTGAGTTGGCACAAATGAGTGCTTCAGAGAAAGTAGCTCTTGCTAACTTAACTGCTAAGAATCAAGCAGATTCAGAATCTATGAATGCTGAAAATGTAGCAGAACTTGCAAGATACGATAAACAAATGAATGCTGCTCAGTTCAATGCTAACCTAGCAAAAGAAATGGGATTAGCACAATTAAGTAATGATCAACAATCGACTATGCTTAATGCTCAAATTAATGCAAATATAGATATGGCCAAGTTCAATACTGAAGAAAAAATAGAACTTGCCAATAGTAAGTTTATGCAATCTGTAACAATGCAAAACATGAGTGAAAAACATCAAGGAGCAATGCAAAATGCTGCAGCAATGGCAAGTCTTGATTTAGCTACAGCAGATCAAAGAACAAAACTAGCGATAACTAATGCTCAAAGCTTTTTAGCATATGATATGTCTAATTTAAATAATGAACAACAGTCTGCGGTTATGGAAGCCCAGATGGCACAACAAGCTATGTTAAGCGATCAAAGTGCTACTAATGCTGCATCACAGTTTAATGCAACATCACAACAACAAGCAGATCAGTTTATGGCAAATTTATCAACTACTATAGAATTGAATAATGCAACACGAAACGATGCTATGTCTCAGTTTAATGCAACACAAAAGAATTTAGCAGAAGCTAGAGAAAAAGGAATAACAGCAGACATTAATAAATTTAATTCACAGTTAGTGACACAAACAAATCAGTTTAATACACAGATGGATTTCAACCGTGAACAATGGAATGCTGCAAATGCTCAAGCTGTTGAACAATCTAATACACAATGGCGAAGACAAGCGAATCTTACGAATACTGCGGCACAGAACGCTATTAATCAACAAAATGCACAGAATGCTTTTGGGTTATCTTCACAAGCTATGGGTTTTATGTGGCAAGAATTACGTGATCAAGCACAGTTTGATTTCCAATGGGCAGATAACGAAGCAACTCGTAAGACTCAATTACTTGCTACAGCAATTGCAAATGAAGGTGAAGCAGCAAGTAAATGGAGCGATAATTTAGAATCTGTAACAGACGTTATAGATACATTTTTTGGAGGATAAAATATAATGGGATTATTAAGTAAATTATTTAAAGGAATTAAAAAGGTTGTTAGAAAGATAGGCGGTGGTATAAAAAGAATCGTTAAAAAAGTTGGTGGTGTCTTTGGTAAGATGGGAATACTTGGTCATATTGGAATGATGTTTTTAATGCCTTATGCACAATCATTTTGGGGAAGTTTAGGAACATTTGGAACAAAGCTTGCTCAAGGTACAAGCCTTGCAGGTAAAGGTTTTGGTCATGTAATGAGAGGTATTTATCATGCAGGTAAGTCTGTAGGTACTGTATATCGTGGAGTAACTGAAGCCATTGAAGGATCTTTAAAGTGGTTAAGTAATAAAGCAGGATTAACCGATATTACTGATCCCTTTTCAGGTTTAAATAAAGTTGTTCAAGATGCTCAAAATTGGGGCAGAGCAGGCTGGACAGGAGACAGAATACACGAAATTTCTACGTATGCGCTACCCGATAAAATAGGAACAACTGGATCAGGTAGACCAGAAGGAATGCCTACGGAAGATTATATCGAGTCATTAGATAAGAAACAAAGAGAATTAATGGAAGGTCCTAAAAAACAAATAGATCCACAGACAACAGACACAACAACAGTTGATGTAGATCTTGAAGGCCAAAGTCTTTTAAGTAGCTTAGGAGAAAACGCAAAAGAAAAATTTAGAGAGACCATTGTAGATGCTCCTAGTATGCTTGTTAGAGATGTACTTAAAACAGGTGTTCAAAAAGCATTTATGGGTAAACCACAAGTAAGTTATGGTGGAAGTATTCAATTTAATATGGGTGGAACCAATAAAGTTATAACAGATTCTCAGATTGGAGGAGATCCTAATAATCTATATTCTCAAGGCTATAGTTATGGTTCTCCTTTTATGCAAGCTTTTTCAGATAGTGTATTTACAACAGGTGAAGATAAAGAATGGGCGCAGTGGCTTGATTTAGGTTATGCTCCTGAAGATAGTCTTTCTAAAGCATATTATTCACAAACAGCAGAGTAGGATAAGTAATTATGGTAACAGAACAACAAAATATAGAATATGATCAAGAAGGATTAGCTATACTAGGAAACATGAATAGGGCTACTCCTGGTCAATCACTAACAACTAGTCCTGATGAACCGAAAGCTTGGGAACAATCTCCTGAATATGTTAATATACAAGAAGCTCTTGATTATGTAGTTGGTTTTCTAATAGAAGAAAAAACTTATGTATCAATTGTAGGTGCGATTGGAAGAGGTATTCCTATTTCAGATGTAGTTCAACAGATTATTTATGGTGGTTTTCAAAATGGTAAGTGGAATCCAGACTTAATTCTAATGCTTGTCGAACCTTTAATGTATGTACTTATGGCGTTGTGCGAAAAAGCAGGTGTCGAATATACTTTATACAGGGGTGAAGAACAGGATGATGAAGAAGATGAGAAATTAAACGAAGACATATCTGAAAAATCAAAAGAACTTCAAACTCTTGCAGATCTGATAGAACAAAAAGCAGGTGAAGGTAATATCACGAGTGCAAGTGTTCCAAGAGAAATAGCACAAGAAATACAACAAGCAGAAGTTCCTGAGAGTTTAATGGCTAAACCACAAGAACAACCACCACAAGAAGAAGAAGCACCTGCTAGTTTAATGGCAAGATAAAAGACACGGAGAATAATAAATGGCTAACGATATATTTGATTATGATGCACCTAAAGGAAGTTCTGTAGATTTCGGACAGGCTTTACTTAGTAATGTCCGATCTCGTAGAGACAAGAAAGCAAAAGATATGGACAGATTTTCTAAGAAAATATTAGGTTTGGATATTCTTAGTAGAGGTGTTAAATGGGGATTAGAAAACAAAATACAAGAGTTTAACGAAAGAAATCAGCCTATGCTAAGTAATTTTAATTCTTTGTATAATTCATTAGGAGGATGGCAAGAGTTTAATAAAAAAGTAAAAGAGCAAGGCTTAACAGACGAAGAAGCATTAAAAAGATATATGTTTGATACAACAGTTAATTCCTACTTGCCGGGAAAAACAGAATTTAAAGGTGCTAATTTTAGATCTCTTTATGATGGTATTGATGAGAAGATAGAGACTTATATAAAAGATAACCCAAGTTATGTTCAAAACTTCAATGCTTTAAGAAGACAAGCATCTCAAACTCAATCTTTTCAAAACGAAGAAGAATACATAAATAAAATACAAGATCTAGCAGGTTTGAAAAAGACTCCAAGCGATGTTATTTTTGGAGGTATTTCAAAAATTTTTAGGAAAGATACTCCTGAATCTATGCAACAACAAGACTTAACAGCAAAAGAAAAACTGTTAAAATCTAAGTTAGGTAAAAATGTGGCTATTTTTGAGACTTTTTTAAATGAAAATAGAGATAGTTTTGCTTCTTTTCGTGGTATTATAGACGAGTTTACAGAACAAAATAAAGAAAATATAGTCTTTGAAATTAAAAATATTGAAAAAGGAAAAAAACAAGTAATAACAACAGATGGTCTTGTGGAAGTTTCAACAATAGAAACTCTTGTTACAACTCCTGATGCTCCTTTTGGGAAGCTTATAACAACTACTGATAAAGATTCAGCTACTCCTATAAAAATTGAGATAAACGAGCCGACTGATTCTGACAGAGAAAATGCAATATCAGAAATAGTTAATCAAATAAATACTTTTGATTTTAGTGCTGAAAAAAAAGCAGAAAGAAAATTTCTTAGAAAGCTGATTATAGATACCGATGACCCTATAAAAAGTAGTCAAAATAGAGTAATTGCTAATGCTTATTATTATACAAAAGAAAATTTAAAAACTGATCCTAAATATCTAACTATTATAAATGCTATACCTGAAGAAGATATAGAACGTTTTGTACAAAACATTACTTTTAGACATATAGTAGAACAAAGAAGATTAGAGGTAACTGCTATTTCTCCTAAGATTACTCAGAATCAATTACTAAAGTATATAGAACAAATAAATTTTGAATTTACTGATAATCAAGAAAGTATTAATTTAATAGCAAATGGAATTGAAAATAGTACTAGCGATAAAGAAGTTGTAGATGTTGTTATTTCTGAACAAAATAAAGCTATAATAAATGATCTAGACGGAGATTCAAAAGAAGAATATTTAAGAGATACGCTTGTAAATGTAGAGTCAAAAGTAGCTTCTGAAGAGTATGTTGATTTAGTAAAAGGAGAATTAGAAACCGTAATGTATGGCGGTAGAAAAATGACAATTGATCCTGACCAAACATACGGAACACCTTTGAGTCTTAGAAAATTATATCAAGATGCAAAAACTAAAATGGCCATGACTAAAATTCAAAGACACGTTACAGGTAGAGCTAAAAGTTTTTCAGGATATAGAGATTCTTTAGCAATTCTTAGAAAAAATGTTCCTGATTTAGAAGATAAAACAGAAGAAGAAATACTGCTTTATGTAAATAATATTCTTGGTTCTTAATTTAGGAGATTAAATTATGTTTAATTTTTTCAACTCTGAAGAAGAAAAAGAAAAAGAAAAAGAAAAACAAAAAAAGCAGAAACTTACTCTTAATCTTAATTTAGATCAAAAACCTAAAAGACAAAAGCTAACTTTATCTTCAGGTGTTAAAATTAAAGGTTCTGAAACTCTAGATGATTTAGAAGGTGACGAAGAGTTTCAAGAAGTATCTGAAAGATTTTTAGAGTCTGTTGGAGAACAACCAGACGATGTTTTTGAATATCTTAGAGATTCTGATTTTAATATCTATTCTGCTTTTAAAAGAGTTTCAGAAACTGACAAATTCACAGACCAGCAAAAACAAGACTATGCTTATTTAAGATCAAGGTTCGATAATGCAGACCTTGGTAGTATGAAGCAATTCTTTGGTTTAATTAAAGATGCTGGTATCGATATCGCTACAGATCCGTTAGCAATTTTATCAGCTATATTTACACCAGTAACAGGAGGTACATCTCTTGCAGCTCGTCAGGCTGTTTCGAGTGGTATATCTAAAGGAGCCAAAGCTGTTATAAAATCTACTGCTATTACAGGAGCAGAAGCAGGAGCTTGGACAGGTGTAGAAAATCATTTTAGACAAAACAAAGAAATAAATGTTGGTCTAAGAAAAATGTATTCTAATCCTGAATTAGCAAGTAGTACAGCCATAGGATTATTAACAGGTGGAGTTGTTGGTGGGTTAGTTCAGAAAAATGCATTGTTTAATAGTAAAATGAATCGTTTATATTCCAACGATGAATATAGAAAAGACGCAGGAAGTGAGATACTTTTTCAAGCTAATAAAGCAAAAGATGAAGTTCTATCTAAAACAATTGGTTCTCCTTGGAGAGTTTTAAAAACTCTTTCTAAATATTCTTCAAAAGCCTCTGAACTAGGTACTAAAATTTCTGACCAATTTTCAAAAGGAATAACAGAAAGAACTAGGAAAGTTGTTCCTTGGGCTTTCTATGAAAATCTTAAAGATCGACAAGGAGATTATATTGCTTTATTAGATAATGCTATTGCTCCTATTAGAAAAACAGGGGATATATTACCTGAAGATGAGATAGCTGTAATTAGAATATTAAGAGGAGAAGACGGTTCTAAATATAGTCAAGAAGTTCAAGATGCTGCTAAAAATTTAAGATCTTTTTTTGATACTATTTTTGATGATGCTATAGAAGCAGGACTTATAAAAGAAGAGGCACGAGGAACAAATTACTTTACTAGAAGTTGGAATAGAGAAGCAATAGAACAAAATAGACCTGCTTTTAGGCAAAGATTAATAGAAAGTGGTGGTTTATCTGAAAAAGAAATAGCAAAAGTTGATAATATAATAGACGGAATGTTAAATAAACAAAATGAACTGTACTCATCTCATTCTATTTTATTAACACAAGCAAGAACATTTAGAAATCTTAACGATTTAGATTTTGAAGATTTTCTTACAAATGATTTAATACCTGTATCTTTAAACTATGCGATGAATGCAGCTAAATCAATTCAACACGAGCGTACTTTTTTAAAAGGTGCTTCAAGAATGAAAGTTGTTGTTAGAGAAACAGGAGAAGAAGTTTCAGAAGAACTTAGTGAAAAAGATAGATTACGATTTTATAAACAAGACAACCTTCAAAGATTTAGAGCTAACTTTATTGATCCAATTAATAAAGAATTAAAAGAAGTTAGAGGTAAGGGTTTAAGCAATAGAGATCAAAAGAAGATAGAAAAACTATATGAGTCTGTTACAGGACAAGTTAATTACTATGATAGTGGTGTAGCTCAAGGAATATACGACTTTACAAAACTTTCAAATGCGATAGCCTATCTTCCTTTAGCAACAGTAACATCTTTAACAGAAGGTTTTATACCTTTAACCAAAGCACCAACAAACTCAGCAGTAAAAGGTTATCAAGATGCAATTGCTAAAGGTCATAAAATATTTACGAAAGAAGCAAAGGATCTTTTAAAAGAAAAACATACTATATCTGATGACGAACTTATAAGAGAAATGAATAGTGTAATGATTGCTGTTGATGAGTCAATGGCAGATTTCACAAATCGATTATCAGGAGAAGGCTTACAAAATGAATTTTTAAAGAAAGTTGCTAGAGGTTTTTATAGAGTTAATCTTTTGGTTCCTTGGACAAAAACAGTACAATTAGCTGCTTTTTCTACAGGTAAAGATATGATTAGAAACAACTTGGAAAAGTTGTCAAAACTTTCAAAAGAAGGTGTTGACATTTTAGAGGTTGATGCTCCTATGAAAATACAAAGATTAAGAGGAGAGCTGTTTGATTTAGGTATTGACATTGAAGATGGAATAAAATGGTTTGATAAGGGAAGAAATACAGAGGATGCTTATTATAGACAGATAATAAAAGGAGCGGGTCGCTTTACAAATTCTGTTATTCTTCCTACAGGTAGAGAAGCAGGAAGAGTTCCTTTATATATGACTAATCCAAAATTTGATATATTAACTCAGTTCTTATCTTATCCTACAGTATTTACAAATACAATTTTAAAAAACTATGCAAGAGCTGCAGTTCAGAATCCTGGTGTAAATGCTCCTAAAGCTGTAGCATTTGCTGCTATGGCTACAAGTGTTGCTAAAGCGACAAACTATTGGAGATCTTCAGAAGAGAAAAGAGAAGAGTATGATAATGAAGATGTTGATTGGAGAAATACAGTCGCTGCTATGCAAAGGGTTGGTTTACTAGGCCCTCTTGAATATGCTAAACGATATACTGAAGCAGTATCTTATGGACAAGGACCTTTAACAGGTATCTTAAATTTAGGAGGTCCTGTCTTAGGAGATGTTGTTGGTATGTTCCTTTATAATAGAGGACTGCTTGAAACTGCTGCCAGAAAAGCTCCTTTAATAGGTGTAAAAAATATATTTAACAGAAAAGTTGGCGATGTAATGGAAGAATATACAGGTTTTAGAGATCCTTATACTCCTCTACAAAAAGCAGCTAAAGAAAGAGATAAAGAAAGAAGAAAAGCTTTACAGGATTTATCTAGGAGATTATCTGGAACAACTACAGGTTCTTCTTTGTTTCGTACAGACCTTGCAAAAACTAGGCTTGCAAAATTTGAAGGTGGTGAAATCTCTGAAGACTTCCCAGTACCTAACGTAAAGAAAGAACCTTCTGAAATGATTAACAAGGCCACAGGTTTGCCTTACGAAGCTGAGATGGAAAGGTTAGGTATGGAGGATGGAGGATTACTTGTATCAATAGGTGTAGCACCTGTCTCAGAGAAACAAATAGGGAAACTTAAAAAAGGTTTAAAGAAGCGTAAAGCAAAAAGAGATGGTGGTGAGATTAGGCAACAATATGCTTTTGGAGATAGAATTAAAAAAGCTTTAAAAAGAAGAGGCGAAATTCAAGTACAAAATGCAGAATATATAAAGAAACCTAGAAAAGAACTGTTAATAGACGCTAAACATGCAATTGCAGATATTTTATTAGGTGCAGATAAAAGAGATATAGAAGATTTAGATCAGAGAACAATAGATGCTTTGATTAATAATATAGATAAAATAGAAAATGAAAAAGAGAGAACTGCAGCTTTAAAAGATATAGATAGATACGAAGCTGGAACTCCTGTTGCAAATTTAAGTAGTCCTATTTTTAATGCACTAAGACACGCTAAGTTATCCTACGAGTACGGAGATAAACCTTTTGCAAGATCAGCTTTGATAGCAAAAGAACAAGCACAAAGTAGAGGTATAGCTTATAAAGGTGATTTTAAAACAGATCTTACAGAAGCAGAATCAAGAGCAGAAAAAATAGATGCTTTAAACAATGTAGCAGCATTTAGAATTAAAGATGAAAATCCTAATTTGGATGATCAACAGTTTAACGAAGAATTTATAAAACGTTTTAATGAATCTGCAAACACACCAACAGCACAATTAAAACCAGGAAAACATTTTTATTTAAGAGAATCAAATGCTATAGGAGTTAAAATGCCTTCTATGTTTATACATCCTTCTGCTAAATTTACAAATTAAACCTTGACAAATTTTAAAATCCATACTATACTAAACATATGTTATTATACACCGAAGAACAACTAGAAAGTGCTTACGATATTTATCGTACTCATCAAGCCAGACAAGATTTAAGCTTTATGAGCTTAGAACATTTTAGATTATTCTATGAGCAGTTGGTTGAAGAAGCCTTAACAGGTGGTGACGTAGAGGAGAATTATGGTGGGCTTCCCATTTGAGATAATTACGATGCTGGGTTCAACCTTGCTGAGTAGTTTGCTAAGTATTTGGTCGCAAAGCAGAAAAGCAAAAGCTGACGAACAACAGCTTCTAATAACTAGAGGTGAGTTTCAACTGCAAGCCATAGAAGCTGCAAGAAATGTTAAAGACAAAGGCTTTACATTTACTAGAAGAGTGATTGCGTTGACTTCGATCTTTGCAATTATTGTGTTGCCTAAGTTGGTTGCTGTGTATGCACCAGAAGTTTCAGTGACTGTGGGTTATACTAATTGGATGCCCGGATTTTGGTTCTTTAAAGAAGGAAGAGAAGTTTTTGAATGGATTACTTTTCAAGGTTTGGTCATAACTCAGTTAGATACCAATTTAGTATCGGCTATAATTGGTATGTACTTTGGTGGTAGTCTAGTTAAACGATAATAAAAAAGAGAGGAAAACAATACAAATGGAAATTATATTTAAATTAATTACGACAGTAACGTATATCGTTACAGGTGCGTCAATTCTTGCTGCCATGACTCCATCTAAAAAAGATGATGAGTGGATCGGTAAAATATTGGGTTATATCGACATGATTGCCCTGAATTTTAAAGGTAAAAAATAAGACGTTTATTTAGCTGGTAAGGCATTGCCCTTATCGGCTACTTAAAGTCCTCTTAGAACGCTCATATGAGGCTCTGAGAGGCATTAACGAAGCACACTTTATTGTGTGTTTTATAAACTATAATCTTGCTTATAATAAGGAGAGAAAAAATGGTCAATAAATATGGCTTAGTGGATTTTAGAGATCCAATATTTTCATCGTTGTTTGTGGGCTTTGATGGTCTTTTTGAAAACATGACACAGATGTCACAAGGTTCAAAAAGTCTTCCGAGTTATCCACCTTATAACGTGATACAAGACGGAGACGATTACGTAATTGAAATCGCTCTAGCAGGCATCAATAAAAAAGATATTGATATTACCCTGCAAGAAAATACTTTAACAGTTTCTTATCAATCTTCAGAAGAAGAAGAGTCCGATAAAAAATTGTACAAAGGAATTGCACAAAGATCTTTTAAAAGACAATTCAATTTGTCTGAAGATATTGAGGTCGAAGGTGCGAACTTTGTTAATGGTATGTTGAATATCTTTTTACAAAGGATTATTCCTGAAGAAAAGAAACCAAAGACAATAAAGATTAAATAAAATGGAATATGATTTTGAAAGAAAGTGGACAAGAGTAAATAAGGAATATCTTACGACCTTGGTGGATGATCACCAAAGGTATCGTTTTATGTTTCGTCTTCTCTTTGCTTACTTAATTCTTGATCTATTAATACATTTTGATTTATTGTCATAATGGCTGAAGCATTTAAGTTAATTGCAGAACTAGGATTACCGATAGCTGGTGGTTTAATAATGGCTTTCTTTATATTCCTAGTAATGAAACAATTAATGGAGAGCCTTGTAAACGAAATAAAAACAATACAAGGCATTTCTAAGATGCTTATTACTAGAGCAGCTACCATGAATAATGATATTATTCGTATAGATACGAGTGTGTCTTCAGCACTTAACTTGCCTCCTGACTTAGACAGAATTGCAAGAGCAGAGAACTTTGTAGAGGATGGTAAGATTGATGCTCGAAGAGATTAAATATGGACATTGTACAGCTCGTATCGGAATTTGGTTTCACTACTGTCATGGTAGTTGGTCTAGGTTATTTTGTTTATTTTGTATGGCACACAATTACTACGATTATCAAACCTGCTGTTAAAGACATGAGCAAAACAATCATTCGATTGACTGATCAACTGAGACTGCTTGATCAAGATATGATAAGATTACAACAAAAAGTAAATACTGCTCTGAGTTTAAAAGAGCAAGACGAACAAAGTGAGCAGAAAAATTAGTATAAATTTAGCATCTTTTATTACAAGTATATTAATAATGTACTTGTGGAGTTCTGCAGTATTCGCAGATGAAATAGTTCATCAGTTTAAGAGTCCTAGTTTTAATGGTGTCGCAACTTCTTCACACTATTTAACCATTGATGAACAAGAAAAAACAAGAAGAGATGCAATCGCAGAAGATGTTGAGAATGCTCTTAAAGAAGCAGAGCGTGAGGCAGAGAATACAACACTTGCAAAATTTTTAAGAAACTTAGAATCAAGAATCTACTCTCAGCTTTCAAGAGACATTGCAGAATCTTTGTTTGATTCTGAAAAAGGTGGCACAGGCGGAGAGTTTGAATTAGAAGGTAGCACGATACGTTTTGTTAATGACGGAATTAATATAACGCTCATTGTTATTGATGAAAACGGAACGATAACTGAGATTATTATTCCAGTAGGTATATTTGGTATATGTTCAGACGAGTGTGGAATATAAAAACATTAATAGTATTGTTGCCTTTTGTCTTACAAGGGTGCGCAAGTTTTGCACCTGTAGGACACACAGGATGTGATTCAATATTTGAGTGTGTTGAGAAACCAGCAATTGTAAGACCAACACAAGATAAATTAATTAACTTACCTGCTCCTAATCAGAAAGCTGTTGTAGCTGTTTACTCTTTTAAAGACTTAACAGGACAAAGAAAGAGTTCGCAGAAGATGGCACTGTTTAGTACAGCCGTAACTCAAGGAGCTGACAATTATCTTATTGACGCTTTAAGAAGTGCAGGCAAAGGCAGGTGGTTTGTTGTAGTAGAGCGATCTGGATTAGACGGCTTAACCAGAGAACGACAACTGATTAAGAATACTAGGCAAACTTACAACGGAGAAAAAGGAAATACTTTAAAACCTTTACTCTTTGCAGGGTTAATTATTGAAGGAGGGATCGTTCAATACGATACAAATATTGGAACAGGTGGAAATGGAGCAAGGTATTTAGGTATAGGATCTAATAATCAATGGAGACAAGACGAGATTACAGTATCATTAAGAGCTGTTCTTGTTCAAACAGGTGAGGTTATGATCAATACAATGGTTAGTAAAACAATATTAAGCGCAGGAGTAAACCGTGATGTGTTCCGTTTTATTGAAATGGGAACTGAGTTGGTTGAGTTAGAAACAGGCTATAGTCAGAACGAAGCAATGGGTTATGCGACAAGATCTGCAATTGAAGAAGCTGTTTATTCTTTGATACAACAAGGTTTAAAACAACAATTATGGGATTTTAATTATGAAGAAGAAATTATTAATTAGCTTTATAGCAATGTTTGCTTTTTCTGTTGTCTATGCAGGAAACAACGACATTTATATAACACAATCAGGAACGGGTTTGACTATGAACATAGATCAAATTGGTGACACAAACAAAGTCGGTACATCACAGACTAGAGCAACCTTTACTGGAACCTCTATGACTGTGGACATTGACCAAGTAGGAGACAGCAACACGATGGCTGCTTCAGTAGCGCAAGGTAATAGCACCTCATTTACTGCATCAACGACAGGAGATAGTAATACTACTACATTGGCATTGGGTGCAAGCGGAGACGTTGCCAATACAGACTTTGATTATGCTGCTACTGGTGACTCAAACACAGTGACATTCACACAAGGTGCTGCTGCAACCGCAACTGCTGGTAATCAAGACATTGTGATTGCAGGCACATCAAATGATTTAAATGCCACTTGTGAGGTGGTTGGTTGTATCAACAATTGGGATGTGGACGGAGATTCAAATGACATCGACACCACTCAAACAGGAAACTCAGATCATTCTATCACAGCCGACATAACAGGAAGCACAAACAACATAGACATAGATCAAACCAACAGCACTGGTAGTGTATCAGATGTTGTGGTTCTAACAGCAACAACGAGCAACGGCACTATAGACATAGACCAATGCACAAGTGGCTGTTAATATTATTTCTTTTTATACCTAACGTATATTCTGAAATAGGAGAGATCTCAGAGTTGCGTGGCAACGGAGAGATTCTAAGACAATCAGAAGGAGATAAGTTACTTGCAGAGCTGGCACTGGATATTCTTTCTTATGATGATATACGGACAGGCAATGGTCGTATTGCTGTCAGGTTTGTCGATGACTCTGTTATAAAGCTTACAGAACATTCAAAGATTGTCGTTGACGAATACATTTTTGATCCTGATCCATCTAAAAGTAAGCTTGCTCTTAACATGGCTAGTGGTACAGCACGTTTTATCACTGGTGCATTAGGAAAGATAGATAAAAAAAACATTAAGATACGTACTCCTAGTGCTACAGTAGCTGTCAGAGGAACAGACTTTACGACAACAGTAGATGAACTAGGCAGGTCTTTAGTAATTCTTTTGCCGAATCCTGACGGCACTTCTTCAGGAGAAATCACAGTAGAGACGATGGCAGGCATAGAGGTTTTAAATAAACCTTATCAAGCCACGATGGTTAGTATGTCTGAAAGTCCTCCGACTAAGCCAGTGACGTTGGTTAATATGTCATTAAACTTTATAGACAATCTTTTGATAGTCAACCCACCAGACGAAGTTCAGCAAGCAGTAGATGAACAAGCACAGAGTTCAAACAACGTGCTTGACGTAGACTTATTAGAAGAAAATGATTTAGATGACAACGACCTTGATAAAGATGAGCTAGAAGAAGAGACAACTAGACTAGACATTGACTTCTTAGCAGTAGACTTCTTACAAGATTTATTAGAAATAATGGAAACGACTGCTTCTGGTAAGAAAGAAAAAGGAACAGACGGAGAGTTAGACGGAGTACAACTAGAAGGGATCATCCCTAACTTTGATCAAAATGCACAAGTCTATAGTTTTGTAGACGGAGAAATTTTAACACTGGTTAGACAAGTAGAAAACACAATTGATTTAGAACTTGATAAAGGTGGAGCATATAACATACAAATACTTTCTGCTGGAAAGTTAATAAACATAACAGTAAACGGAGGCGGAGAAAATGAGATCGTTATTAATCAGTCTGATTAGTCTGTCGTCTTTTATTATCTATGCTGGAGACAACAGCGTTGAAATAAGAACCAAAGGCAGCGGTTCTTTGATACACATTGACCAAGTAGGAACAAGCAATACTACTAGAGTTTGGTGTGGTTTATCTGAAGGCACTTACACAACACACAGTTGTAACAATGCAGAAATAGATATAGATCAGAACGGAACAAGCAACACAGCAAAAGCCTACAGCCAAGTTGCTACACACACAGGCAATGAATACAAGATTGATCAAGACGGTAATGACAACATTGGTTACATAGATGCCGATGATGATGGCAGCGACATGGACATTGTGCAGGACGGCAACAACAACGATGCTGAAATCTATATGCAAGGCGACAACAACATATATGAAATCACACAGACGGGTGATGACAAGGAGGGAGAGATCAGAGCATTCGGTGATAACTCAAACTTCTCAATCAATCAATCAGGCAGTGGCGAACACTATGCCAAGATATATGCAAGCACAGCAGCCGACAACAATGATGCAAGCATAACTCAGACAGGTAGTGGCGACCATTATATGAAGTTGAACTTCTATACCGATGATTACGATGTGACGGCAACACAATCAGGAGCAACCAACAAATCAATCACAGTCAACTACAACTGCACCACCAATTGCAATAAAACATTGACGATTAATCAAAGTGATTAGAATTAAACAATTTCTTGTTCTGTTGGTTTTATTGGTAATGCCTTTGGTGTTCCAACCAACCTTTTACCAAGTACTAAAACTTAAGACATTTGATGCACTTGTCGAAGAAAGACAACCTTCAAATTATTTTTCAATATTAAACATAACTGAGAAAGACGTTGAGACAGAAGGCGGTTATCCTTTTCCTAGAAAAAGATTGGCAGAAATACAAAATGAACTTATCGATCAAGGCGCGGTTGGTGTTGGTTGGGTTATATCCTTTCCTCAACCAGATCGTTTTGATGGCGATATGGCATTCGCAGAAAGCCTTGCATCTGCTCCAAGCATCTTAGCAACCTTTGAAAATGAGAACGGAGTATATCCACTCACTACAGGTACTGTTATATTGGGTGAAGATCACGGAGGTTTTCAAGCCAAAGGAGTAATAGAGAATGTTCCGCTACTAAGAGAAGCAGCCTATCAAGGAATTGCTGTAGCACCCACAGACGTAGATCAATTGGTTAGGCGAATGCCTTTGTTACTGAGGACTCCTGATGGTTGGGTGTCTGCATACGGCACAGAGGTTCTAAAAGTATTAGCAGGTGCGGATACTTATGTCATTAAAACAAACGAGAATGGCATCCAAGAAGTCAGAGTCAAAGGAATACCTGCTGTACCTACAGATAGTCTAGGTCGTAAATGGATCAGTTGGGTAGATACTCCAGAGTTTTCTCTTGATGACATAAAACAAACAGACTTAATTAAAGATCGCTTTGTATTTGTAGGTGTCACAGCTTTAGGAGTGATGCCTCAGATTGCAACACCTGTAGGATTATTGGAACCTCACAAGATACAAGCAGCTTTATCTGAATCAATCTTAATTCAAGACAGTCCTTCTATTCCTGACTTCGCAGTTTCAATAGAACTTCTGATGTTTATTGTCGGTGTTTCTTTTGTGTGGCTTGTTATAATAATGGCAGGTATAAACATAGGATTAGTGTTGGCTTCGATGATGCTTGCTTTTACAATAGCAATGGAGTTTCATTTTGTAAGAACACAAGGAATGTTGATAGACTTTACGTGGTCTTTCGTTGCTCAGTTTATTGCAGCAAGTGTTGCATTCTACATAAGATTCAGAGAACAATACAAACTACGACAACAAATTAAGAAACAATTTGAACACTATCTTGATCCTCGTCAAGTAAAACAACTACAAAAGAATCCAAACCTTTTAAAGTTAGGCGGAGAAAAAAGATATGCAACGTATCTGTTTACAGATGTTAGAGGATTCACCTCAATGTCTGAGTCATTGCCACCAGAAGATGTTACATACATTATGAATAAAGCCTTAACTGCACAGCAAAAAGCAGTACAGAAACACGAAGGCATGGTCGATAAATACATAGGCGATGCAATGATGGCTATATTCAATGCGCCTTTGGATCAAGAGGATCACGAAACAAAAGCAGTTAGCTGTGCCTTGGATATAATAAAAAATATGGAAGAGTTAAACAAAGAGCTTGAGCAAAAAGAACTGCCATCAATTGCCATAGGTATCGGGATTAATAGTGGCGAAGCTGTGATAGGAAACATGGGAAGTGAGTCTCGTTTTGACTACACTGCTATAGGAGATGCCGTCAATACAGGAGCAAGACTAGAATCAGCCACAAAGGAAGCAGGTGTCGATCTTCTTATAGGAGAAACAACAGCTATGTTTAATAAGCACCAAGGCTTTGAGTTCGTAGATGAGATCTCAGTCAAAGGAAAAGAAGAACCTTTGAAAGTATTTACAGTTTTTAGAAATCAAATGCTTCCTAGTAGGTAGGTATTACTTAGAAATTTGAGTTCCGTAATAGAGCCAAATAGACTCTATCTCAGACTTCAGGATCATCTTTAAGTATACTCCTAGCCCTCTCATCCAAATCTTCTGGCTTTATTTGCCAATGATTTAATAATTCCATTGTTAAATAAGTAGCGTTATTATGATCACCAACAGGTCTAACTTCATGTAAAGGACATACATTAATTGTACAGGCAGCTACCTGTTGTCTCCACGTACCTTTATCATACTCATCATAAGTACAATCTTTACACATTGCATCTATTGCTTTTCTTAAACTTTTCATATTTTACTCCACATATTGAATAGCTGTGACTTCATCCTCAAGGTACTTATGTATGCCTTGTAATTTTATCGTACCTTCACGAATAATCTTCTTAATAACGTAGGCATCGTCTTCGTTTCTAAAAACTCTGTCAACATCAGTGATGGGTAATCCACCAAGATCAGATACTATGTTTCCTTTAGAGTCCAATACAATTTTAAAAGTTAATAATGTCGCTTCCATGTTATACTATCTCACACGCACCTGCACTACAGGCTAGTTCTTTAGTGTTCTCAGTCATGTCTTCCTTTTCGTATTCAGTGATTAGATCCCAATTAATTTCGTGAACAGTCTTATTCATCCACTCTTTGTATTCATCTTCTGTGATCTCTTGGTAAGGTGCTTGTTGGTAGGAATGATCTGCAAAGGGCAGAAAAGAAACTCCTGAGATCTTATCAAAGTTATCCCATACCCATGCACCAACCTTTAACCACTCAGCTTCTCTAACTGAGATGGTGGCTGATGGTTTGTGTTCACACCAATGATCTTGATACATCTTCCAGATTTCTAAATGTTCTATGGCTGATAGATCTATTCTTGTTAAAGATTTACTAGGAGACTTAATAGGAAAGTAAAACACTAAGGTATGTTCAGGCTTAGTAATATCGTCTTCGTGATACACTCCTTGATCAACCATGAGCTGTGCAATAGGATCTTTCTTATCAGCACGAACAGTTCTTATATAGTATTCGCTGTGTCTTGTATGAATACCTGATGCACTGTCCACTAACTGACTCACAGTACCGCTTGGTTTAACACAAGTAATAGCAACAGATTGTTTGATTCCTAAATTAGCTGCCCAACCTTCGTTCATTATAACGGCTGCATTTTTCAAAACTTCTAATCTTTTAGGTAAATTATTTCCTTCGATCAATCTTTTATTATCCATGATGCCTGTAAGAGACACACCCAAGAGTGCTTCTTCCTCTGTGTTGTCTTTCCAAGCTTTTGTCAAGTATCTAAAGTTAGTTAAGGTTGCTTGAAACGTACCAAGAATAGTAGCGAGTTCTACTTTTTCTTGGAGAGTTTTCCAGGTATCATCAGGCCTAACAACAACTTCTGTTAGGTTACAGAACTGTTTGTTGCGTAGTATGATTTCACTGCAAGGATTACAACCAAAGTCTTTGTACTCTTCTCGTCTTCCATTCTTAGCAGCTTGTTCTTCAGCAGCTTGACGATTAAAGATACCACGCTCACCACTTTTAGAATCATACAGCGATAACCATTCGCGCATGAATGCTCCCATCTCTGCTGAGTCTGTATAGGCTACTGAGTTATTGGACAATGCTCGATGCTGGCTGTGTTCCCACCAAGAACCTGACTTAGCATTGCGCATACGCTCGTCTGAGAGGTTGCTGAGTGAGATTAAAGCGCTACGTCTAACACCACCCACTACAACAACTTCTGCGATCTTACACATCAAATCATGACAATCAATTGATACGAGTTTCTTTTGGTTCTTACTGAGTGCATCTTTAAAAATGTTTATAGTAAAATGCATGAGATCATCCAAAGGTGCTGGACCACTGGCACGACCACCAAAGGTTTTAAGTCTTGCGCCTTGAGGTCGAATGTTACTAAGATCCCACTGAGGAATGTGTCCTGCATAAAGCAAAGACATCAGTTCTTTGTATGCTTTTGCCCATCCAATCTTTGAGTCAGCTACTTTGATGATAGTATCTGTCTGATGTAGTTCTTCAGGTAGATCAGGAAGTTTATTAACGTACTGTCGTTCTACGCTGAATCCAACACCTGTGCCACACATAAGTATGTAAAGTGTTTCATCAAATGAACGAACAGTATCAACAGCAACATAACTACAGTTGAATCCTGCTACGTTGTCTCGTTCTAAAGCTGTGCCTGCTGACATTAAGGCTCGCATACTTGGCATTATATCCAAGTTAAGCACAGCTTGTTCTAACTGTGGTCGCATGTCTGCTATATCTGTATCGTTATTCTTCTTTAAATGCTCTTGCATAAAGTCAAAGTATCTTGCGACTGTCTCTTGCCAAGTCTCTCGTCTTCCTGTATCTTCGTTCCATCTTGCGTACCTGCTAAGATGTATGAACTCTTGATAGGTTGTAGGTAGTTTAGTTTGTTCCACTTTTTGTTCTCTCCTCTGTCCATAAGTGTATTGCTATTATAGCATAATGAATAATCTTTAATAAGTCTCCTTGATTCTTGTACTCTCCTGTGACAGGATCAGGTTTCTTACCATACCTCATTGCATACTTCATTATGTTTCCTATACAAAAGGCTTCTCCGTATCCTGCATCTATTATCATATCCGTTGCTTGATACTTTCCGTAGCCGTAGTGTCTCTCATATGTACTGTCTACATATCTTTTTATTTGTTCGATTGTGTTGTGTTCATTGAACTTGTAATGTTCGTGCATTAGTTTATGTGCGTGTTCCATTAGTTCTTCCATTTATTTGTCCTCTTTTTTTGTGTATTTCTTTTTAACTCTTTCGCTAATAGGTACGGGATTTCCATATTCATCAATACGAACAAACTTCATATCGGTATTAACTACAATCTCTTGAGAGTCTGTTCTTACGTTGTGTCTTCTTGCTTCGATGTTGAGTGTAATACTAGACCTACCTACTTTCTTTACTTTTCCCCAAATCTCTATAAGTTGTCCTGATTTAACAGGTCTTCTGAACTCCATCTTAGCGACCAACACTGTAACAACTCTAGGAGAATTACAAATCCTAGAAGCCATTGACGCGCCTGCTTCGTCTAGCCAAGACATCATGTGACCACCAAACAGATTATCGTGATAACCTAAGTCACCTTCTTTACACATCTTTGTACTAATCAGTTGCATCTTTCCACTCTTTAGGTAAACTCTCTGCGCTGTACCATCTGAATCCATTCTTTGATGCCCACTCACCGTGGCTTCTTTTTGTGCCGTCTCTTCTCATCTTTGCATTAGGCATGGGTGCTGATGGATTAGAAAATAGAAATACTAATTCACAATCGTCTGGCAGTATTTCTTTGATCCATTTGTATTTAGTGTATTCAGCATAATCCCAAAACCTTCCTTTTGCTTCTAAGTATATTACTTTATCTTCTAAGATACGAATGAAATCAGGATGATATTTGTGTGGTATCGAATACTCTATGATTCCTTTGTGGTGTTCCCAGTGTTGTAGTTCTTCTTGGTGAAGGTCGTACTCCCATTTAGAATCGTATCCTTTAGGTAATCCTTTTTCAGTAGGTCTTTTCTTTCTTGGTTTTCTTTTCATCTTAGTGTACTGTCTCGTCAACAGGCATATCCATACCTAATTCTCTCAGGTTTATTTCTGTTTCTAACAGGTCTATAAGTTTCTCTAATAGTATTGTATCTATTTCCTGAAGTTCTGCACCAGAAAAAAGAACACCACCTATTGCAATAATTAATTCATCTAAAGGAATAGCATTAACATCTATCTCTAAAGTATCTTGAGGTTTATCATTTGTCATGTTCATAAATCGTATAAGTTATTTTCTACTATCGTTCTTTGTTCTTGTTCTAAATCTTTTTGAAGCTGTTGGAAAGTTAAGTCAGGGTTTCTTTTAACTCTCTTGTAAATCCATTTAAGAGAATAAGCGCTGAGTAAAAACTTTCTGTTTGTGTATATGTGTGTTTGATCAGAAAGATAAGACTCAAGATTATCAACTGTAATTTCTTTTTTATCTTCTTCAGTGGGTACAATAGAGTGCAACCAATCGACCAATATCTCTTTGCCTTTCTTGCGTAGCCTCTTAACTTTTTTTCCATTCATCTGTAACCTCTGTAACTCTTGGAAGTTTTACAACATTTGTCAAGTATTCTAATTTCTTAGAGTATCTAAACACTCTCAAACCTTTGCCTTCGTTGGCATCTGAATGACAAACAAACTTATGTCTACACCAAGTACAACCTCTAGCAATTTTCATGTTGCCCGATTTACCATCAGGTATTGGATTATAACACAACTCAGGTGGAGTATCTTTCTTTATTTGAGCTTTAAGTGTTTTAATTCTTTGTTTGATATTAGGCTTGTCTAAATCTTCAGGTCTAAACAAAGCAAGTTCTCCGTTCTCTTTGTTAAGAGTTAAGAATCCACCGTGTGTTGTTCCTTCTGCTTCTTCGTAACCTGCTATTTGTGCCATGTAACCAAACGGATCATCGTCAGGTAGTGTACCTTCTTTGAATTTCTTAAAGGCAAAACCCGATGCAGTCTTAATATCTACAACTTCACCATCAATCTTACAATCCATGTGGCCTTTGATACCCGATACTTTAATTTCTTTTTGTTCGTCAGTTACTTCGTGTCCTGCTAAACGAGCCAAGAATAAAACAACTTCTTCCAGGATATGCCCATATAAAAACTTAATCTGTGTTGCAGCAGAGAAAGAATTTTTCTGATCTGTAGCTTTCATATCATACCAGAGCTGACGGCTGGGCTTACCTACGTTTGACATTCTCAAGGTAGGTTTATTGACAGGATGTTCTGAAGACCAATGCAGTAAAGCATTCTTCATTGCTTCACCGAAAAGTGTTGCAGTTTCTTCTGAAACATTTAATGAATTGCCTTCTGTAAGGGTGTCAAGTTTGTCGTATATATCTTGTACGAGTGTATCTAATGTTTTCTTTTTCATATCTTATGCTCCACAAATCTAAGTTGTCTAGTATCAGGATTAAAAAGTAAAAATTGTACTCCTAACTTTATTTGTAGTTTTGTTCTTCCTGTTTTAAACTGAACTCTATTTCCTGTTTTACATCTATGATCAAGTTGTGCTGTTTTTACATCTATCAATTTAACGTCACCTTCTTTAGTCATAGCTATCATATCTATTGGTCCAGTACAGCCTGAGTTTTGAAAAACTTCATAGCCATTATCCCATAACCAAGTGACTGCATAGTATTCAGCAAGGTCACCTTTTCTGCTTACGTCCTCTGACACATCTGTTTTTCCTGCCCACTCAGCTAAATCTTTTTCTGTGATTTTAAACTCTTCACCTAAAGCAAGTTGTTTAGAATTAACTTCATCTCTAATGAGTTTCACTCCAGTCTTCTCCTATCTTGTATTCACCATCCAAAGGACAGTTCATGTTAAAGTAATTGCCTGCATCTTTAAGTGCTTGTACTGCAAGCTTTCCAAAATCTTCTGCGTGTTCGTTCTTTACTTCGACTTGCCATTCGTCATGTATGTTAGCAACAAACTTATAATCTAAACCTTCGTCTTTAGCATTCATGTCCAACAGAACCAATGCTTTCTTCATTACGATTGAGCCACCACCTTGAAGTAAACTATTCAAAGATGCATGTGCATTTCTAATATATATCTTACGACCATCTAATCCTATAATGAATCCTTTCGCTGCTGCTCTTGTAACTTTCTCTCTAAGTCGTTTAAATGAAGGCTGATTAGCAAAGAAGCGTTCTTTAAGTCTAGCTCCATCTTTCTTGCTTCCTCCAACCACTTGTCCAATCTTTGCATCTCCTGCTCCGTATAAGAGTGCATAGATGAAAGTCTTTGCCTGATCTCTTGATTGAAGTCCTGCAGTTCTTTGATTCCTCGTGTGGATATCTCCGTTAATAATTTCATTTGTAAATTCCTCGTCTTTCATGTAGTGTGCAAGCATCCTTAACTCCAAGCCTGAAGCATCAATACCTACTAATTTATATCCTTTCTTTACAATCCAACAGGCTCGACACTCTTCACCGTAAGAACTCTTTAAAGATGGAACCTGTGCCATATTGGGCGCTCTGTGGCTCATCCTACCTGTGATTGTACCATTAGGTATCACAAAACCATGCACTCTGTTGTCTTCTTCAACAGCTTTGATCCAGGATTCTATCTGTGCAATTCGTTTCTGTAGTAATAAGAACTCAGCGATGAGCTGTGCCTCTGGAATATCTTTGATACGACTGAGCATCTTCTCATCCACAACAGGCTGTCCAGTAGGTGTAAACTTATAAGGCTTCCAACCAAAGTCTTGTAAGTATTCTCCTATCTGTTTGCGTGATCCTAAGTTAAAGGGTTCTTCGTGTGTACGAACGATCTTCCTTTCTCCTTGTATAAAAAGTTTCTGTTCTTCTAAAGAAAGGTGTACTCCTTTTCTTGTTTCAAGATTAAGACCTAGTTTAGATACTGCGCCTTTCTGTGTATACTTACGTACAATTTCTTCACGTACTGTTTTAGGCTTGAATGTTTCATGTACTTCTTGTTCAACTTCACTCATTCGTTTATAAAGACTTGCTAAAAGTTTCTCAGCTTTGTCTTTATCAAATTCAAAACCGTTTACTTCTTGTTGTTTTATTATATCTCCAACCGCATGTTCTAAATCAATAGCTTCGTTAGAGAATCCTCTTGCTTCTTTTCTAAGTACATTAAGCACAAGTGTATTCACTTGCACATCTCTTATACAGTATTCCATCATTTTTTTCGAGTACTTACTGTAGTCATCGAAGTCTATCTTAGGAAGATTAATGTCTGGATGATAGCCCCACATTCCTAGACTATGTCCACCTTCTCTGATTGGATTAAGCAAACGAGAGAGTACTAAAGTATCTACAAGTTTCTTAGTTGTTAGATCAACATTGGCTAGTCTTTGAATAACAGGTACATCAAAGCCTATAAT